ATAAAAGCGTATGTTCCTTGTTTTAACATAGGTTCCATTGAATCACCATTAACTAAAATACAAAAATCAGCATTTGATGGCGTTTCGTCTTCTTTAAAAAATACTTCTTCATGCAATATGTCATCATATAATTCTTCTCCTATGCCAGCACCAGTTGCACCACATGCAATATACGATACTAGTTTAGACTCTTTATATTCATCTATAGAAGTGACTTTATTCTGTTCATCTAATTGCTCATTTGCGTAGTTAAGTACGTTTTCTTGGCGGGGAGGTGTGAGTTTGTTGTATATGGAAGTGATGTCGTTTTTTTTATTGTTTCTTGTAGGAAACAAATCATCGATACTGATATTTAAAATATGAGCAATTTCAAACAAATCATCTTGTTTAGGAGTTCTGTACCCTGTCTCATAATTTGAAATAGTAGCTTTTTTAGTGTTGAGTTTTTCTCCAAGTTGATCTTGAGTTAAGTTCAATTTGGTTCTATAGTATCTGATTTTATTGCCTATAAATTTCGCTAATTCTTTTTTATCCATTTTCTTACCTCCTTAAATTTACCTATAGTATAACCCAATTATTTTTGGTATTCAACAAAAAAATACACGAAAAGCAAACTTTTATGTTGACTCAAGTACACGTATCGTGTATAGTAGGTTTTGTAAGCGGGAGGTGACAACATGCAATGGAATTTAATAAAGTTGAGAAAAGAAAGAAAGTGTACTCAAGAAGATTTAGCAAACCTCTTGAATATATCAACTGAAGGTTATCGTTTAAAAGAATTAGGAAAGCATCAATTTAAGAATGATGAGATGTTTATTATCGCTGATTTTTTTGACGAAAATATTGGAGATATTTTTTTACCCACAAAGTACACGAAACGCAAACAAACATCTTAAAGGAGACATAACAAATGCAAGACCAATCATTAAAATTAGTAAAACTACAACTAAAATATCATAACCTTTCAGGACAAATTGAAGCTTATGATAAATCACTTAAAGAAATAAGATACACTCGAGATCTTTTCAACAAACATCTAAGCATGAATAACGAAGACGCATTTGCTGGTTTGGAAATGGTAGAAGATGAAATTACTAAAAAGCTACGAAGTGCTATCAAAGAGTTCCAAAAAGTAGTGAAAGCGTTAGACAAGCTTAACGGTGTTGAAAGCGATAACAAAGTTACTGATTTAACAGAGTGGCGGAAAGTGAATCAGTAACATTCACTTCTTAATATAACCACGCTTATCAACATCCACATTGAGCAGATGTGAGCGAGAGCTGGCGATGATATGAGCCGCGTTTAAATACATTCGATAGTCATTGCGATAACCGTCTGCTGAATGTGGGTGTTGAGGAAAAAGGAGGATACTCAAATGCAAGCATTACAAACATTTAATTTTAAAGAGCTACCAGTAAGAACAGTAGAAATTGAAAACGAACCTTATTTTGTAGGAAAAGATATTGCTGAGATTTTAGGATATGCAAGATCAGACAATGCCATTAGAAATCATGTTGATAGCGAGGACAAGCTGACGCACCAATTTAGTGCATCAGGTCAAAACAGAAATATGATCATTATCAACGAATCAGGATTATACAGTCTAATCTTCGATGCTTCTAAACAAAGCAAAAACGAAAAAATCAGAGAAACCGCTCGGAAATTCAAACGATGGGTAACATCAGATGTCCTACCAGCTATTCGCAAACACGGTATATACGCAACAGACAATGTAATTGAACAAACATTAAAAGATCCAGACTACATCATTACAGTGTTGACTGAGTATAAGAAAGAAAAAGAGCAAAACTTACTTTTACAACAAGAAATTGGAGAGCTAAAACCCAAAGCAGACTATGTAGATGAAATCTTAAAGTCAACTGGAACATTAGCTACAACTCAAATCGCGGCAGACTACGGTATATCAGCACAAAAGTTAAACAAACTACTACACGAAGCTAGATTACAACGAAAAGTGAATAAACAGTGGGTGCTTTACTCAGAACACATGGGCAAGAGTTACACAGAATCAGACACTATACCAATTGTACGCTCTGACGGTAGAGAAGACACAGTTTTACAAACTAGATGGACACAAAAAGGTAGATTGAAAATACATGAAATCATGACTGAATTCGGTTATGAAGCTAACGTAACTGCTTAACAGGAGGGCGCAGCAAATGGAAGATCAAAACAAAAAAGTCATTTATTACTACTATGACGAAGCAGGTAATAGACAACTATTATCAATTGGAGATTTGAATCTCTATTTATTAAAAGATATTAAATCAAGATTTGGTTTATATAAAAAACAAATCCCTGATTTAGATAATCTGTTCGTTCAAATAGACGGTGTTGAATTTAAAGTACTATAACCCGAGCAATGCACCTCTTAAACAACATTATACACGAAAGGAGCATAAACAAATGAACACACTATACAAAACAACCTTCCTCATCACAATGGCAGTTGCGACTTGGAAGGTTTGGAAGATTGAGAAAAACACAAGATTTAAACTTAGAAATTTTGATTATCCAAAAATTAATAATGCTCAGAGCAAATCATTGTTGGATATTGCTAGTCACGATTTAAAAGATATTTAACTGTATTCAAAATTTTCATATCTTGTTGAGCTTTTAAGCTTTCGTATAAAGCTATTGAATAAATAATTTCGTAAGATACGTTTTCAGGAGCATCTTCTTTCAACTTATTTATTCTATCTCTAAAAAAGTCACTGTCACCACCGAATTCTTTTTCGGCTTGATTACTAAGTTCACCAAAGAAATTTTGAAAATCATTAAATTCCATACTTATCACCTCCTTTCACTAGGAGATAACTAAATTATACACGAAAGGAATGGTAGAAGTGCCACCACACATTCAACAAATGTTATACGAAATCCAGTTAAAAGCTGGTATACCTCAAAAATTAATGGAAATGCAAGGTTTGATAAACGATGAAACAACCAAAGAGGAGAAAAAAGAAAATGAGTGACACATATAAAAGCTATCTATTAGCAGTATTATGCTTCACAGTCTTAGCAATTGTACTCATGCCGTTTCTATACTTCACTACAGCGTGGTCAATTGCAGGATTCGCAAGTATAGGGACATTCATATTTTATAAAGAATACTTTTATGGGGTGGATGATTAAATGACTTGGTTTGAAGAATACGTTAAACCTAGTGTGGAATGGGAAAGAAAGGCAGAACAAGCTGTTTTAAGTGATGATGAAGTTAAAACGATCACTGAATATAGAAAGAAGTACAACAACCCGCATATTTACATGTCGGCTCAGAACAGAAATTATCTTGTTGAATATTTAGATAGACATACTGGAGACATAGTATTACACAATTTAAAACTTAAGAAATCATCCAGAAGAAGAGTGCATCAATATTTAATGGTCGGCCAAATAGTAGTGCCGGGCGAACCAAAAGGCACAATTTATGAAGCATCTCTGATAATAAGATAAAAAAACTGCTACTTGCGCCAACAAGTAACAGAGACAAACGATTAGCAAAATTAATTCACGTTCAATATAAAACGAAAAACGGAGGAAGTCAAGATGTATTACGAAATAGGCGATGTATGTCAGAAGGTAATTAATGTAGACGGATTTGATTTTAAATTAGCAGTTAAGAAGAAGGACCACAGCATTCTGGTGAATATCTTAGATTTAGAAGATAAGTTTATCGACGGCATAAACATAACTAATGAGAACGATCTATACACAGCATTAGACATATTAAATCAATCTATTTACGAATGGATTGAAGAAAACGCAGATGATTATGACAGACTAATTAACTTAGTCATGAAATGGTAGGTATAAGCATGAGAGATACAGAAAGAAATATATTGAATATTTTTAAGACGTTATTCGACGAATATACTTTGTCAAACCAACGAGCATTATTGGAAATTGAACGTAATCATCACGGATACTTATCGATTAATTTCTTGCACTATCACGACAGTTACAAAACAAACAATAAGCTTGTGCAGATACATGAAATCAATCCAGACAGCCATGAACGAATAAAAAATTTAATTATCGAGGTGCTAAGAGGTCATCGGAAGATTAAAAAAGGAGCATGAGGAAAGATATGAAAATAAATAAGTTAACTATATCGAACTTTGCTGGAATCAAAGAAGAAAAATTTAACTTTGACGGTAAAGATGCAAAAATATACGGCAATAATGCGACTGGTAAGACTACAACAGCAACCGCATTACAATGGCTGCTTTTCGATAAAGGTTTGGACGGATCAACCAAATCATTTAACCCTGTACCTTTAAACGAAAAAAACGCAGAAAATTATGAGTTAATTCCGACTGTTTTCGCAGAATTTGAAATCGACGGAAAAATTACGACTTTTAAAAAAGAGTCACATCCTAAATACACAATAAATCAAAAAACGAATCGCAAGGAATACTCACGAAGTCGAACGAAGAAACAATATATCAATGATGAATCAATAAAAGTAAAGGATTATAAAGCTCGTATTGATGAACTGATTGATGAAGATGTATTCAAGTTAATTACGAACCCTCAAGCATTTAACTTACTAGATTGGAAGAAGCGAAGAAGTTTGTTGTTTGAAATTGCTAAACCAATCAATGATGAGGATGTCATTAAAACAAATGATGATTTTAAAGAATTAAATAATATTCTTGGAGATCATGAAATTGAAACAAAGAAAAAGATTCTTACGGACAAGATAAAACAGATTAACAAAGATATCAAAGATATTCCGATACGTATTAACCAAACACAACAAAATAAGCAGGATGTACCAGAATTCGATAACGATAGATACGCAATTATCAAACAAGAAATTGAGCAACTTGAAAATGAGCGTATAGATATTCAAAACGGTAAGGAAGAAATTAATTTGCGTAATCAATTAGCTGATAAACAATCAGAATTGAAACGCATAGAAGACAATAACAGCGCAAGTAATGAGAACAAAATCCATGCTTTAACAAATGAATTACACGTTGAAAATGGAACGGTAGCAAACCTTAAAACGAGATTAAAGCAAAACAAACAACAAATCACACATGAAGAAAATAGACGTAATCAATTATTGGAAAATCACAAAGGACTAAAAAGTGATTTAGAAAAATCTAAAAATCAAAAATTTGAACATCTTGATGACAATGTATGTAGTTGTTGTGGTCAACAGTTACCAACTGAACAAGTGAATGAGGCAAGAGAAAAAGCTTTACAGAAATTCAATGTAAAAAAATCGAAAGAATTAGAAACAATACAAACATCTATCAATCACATTATTTCAGAGGGCAAGAAAATAAAGCCAATTATCGAGAAATTAGAGGATGACAACAATAATTTACAAATTAAAATCAACGAAGCAGAAGAGCGTTCAGCAAGAATACAAAACAAAATTAATAAGTTGAAAACAACTCACGTTGACGTTACGCAAACTGACGAATACAAAGCAGTAATGTTAGAGATAAATGAGATTAATCAAAAACGCTCTAACATCAGGAAAACTATTCAAGATAAAGTTTCAGGAATAGATGACAAAATAAGCGAACTTACTCAAGAAAAATCAGAAATTGAAGTGTCAATATCAATCGAAAAATCAAATAAACATCTAGATGATGTTATTTCTGAATTAAGAAATGAAGAAGACAGATTATTGGATGAAAAAGAAAAGTATTCACATGACCTTTATATCTTAAAAGAATTTACAACAACAAAAGTCAAAATGCTTACTGAAAACATCAATAACGAATTTGATATTGCTGAATTTAAGCTATTCAATACCTTAGTTAACGGCGAATTAGAAGAAACATGTTCAACAACGGTTAATGGTGTCGAGTATGACAGCGGTTTAAATAACGCCTCAAGAATTAATGTTGGCTTAGATATCATCAACACACTATCAAAACATTTTAAAGTTACAGCGCCAATATTTATTGATAATGCTGAATCAGTAACAGAGCTTATCAAAACAGAATCACAACAAATTCAATTGATAGTAAATGAACAAGATAAAAAATTAAGAATGGAGACTATATAAAATGACGAATGAATTACTATTAAAAAACAATAAAATGGGCGACAACGTTCTATCTAGAGTTAAGACATTAGAAGCACAAGGAGATTTACAGTTTCCTGCAAACTATTCGCCTGAGAATGCAATGAAGTCAGCAATGTTACAACTGCAAGAATTAAAAGGATCTAAAAAAGATGGTTATAAACCAGCGCTGGAATTTGCAACTTCAACCAGCAAAGCAAATGCCTTATTAGACATGGTAACGCAAGGTTTAAATCCAGCTAAAAATCAATGCTACTTTATTATGTATGGCGATAAGGTTCAATTCCAAAGAAGTTACCACGGAACAATGGCAGTAACTAAACGTGTAGCAGGCGCAGAAGAAATTAATGCAGAAGTCATATTTGAAGGTGACGAAGTTAAGTATAAAACTAAAAACGGAAAAATTGTTGAACTTGAACATACACAGTCTTTTGGTAACAGAAACACACAAAACATTATCGGTGCATATGCAACAGTTGTATTTAAAGATGAAAGTAGAAATTACACTGAAATCATGACATTTGAAGAGATTGAAGAAGCGTGGAAGCAATCACAAATGGTTTATAACGGTGTATTTAAAGAAGACGGTACACACAGAAGATTCCCTCAAGAAATGGCTAAAAAGACTGTAATAAACCGTGCATGTAAAAAGATTTTAAACAGCACGGATGACGCTAGTCTTTTATCAAATCAAATTAAAGAATCTGAACAACGTCAACGCAAAGAAGTATTGGATGCAGAAGTTGAAGAAAATGCAAATCAAGAACAATTGGATTTTGAACAACCAGTTCTTGAAGAAGCACAATACACAGAATTAGAAAATGAAAAACCTATTGATGTATCTGACTAGACTACAACAGCAACCGCATTACAATGGCTGCTTTTCGATAAAGGTTTGGACGGATCAACCAAATCATTTAACCCTGTACCTTTAAACGAAAAA